GCATCGCAGTTTGGCGTCCAAGTGCAACTGTCGCATCTATCGGGCTGCTCTCTTATCACCAAGGCCAGAAATATTCTGGTCGCCAACTTCTTGGAGTCGGACTGCACGGACTTTCTGTTTGTGGATGCCGACATCGTGGTGGACGCCGAGTCTGTGCTTCGCCTGCTGGCGCTGAGCACCGGCAAGGACATCACCGCTGGGATGTACACCCGCAGAGCCGAGGACCGCAAGTTCTTCTTGGACATCTACATCGACGAAGCCAACACGCTTGAGTTTGACCCGCACGGCATGCTGCGCGTTGAGAACGTGGCCACAGGCTTCATGATGATTCAGCGCCATGTGCTGGAGAAGATGGTGGCCAGCCACCCAGAGTGGACCTACTTCAACGATGTGTACAACCGCAACGAGAGCGCCCTGTTTGACTTTGAGTTGACCAATGGCCAGTACGTTGGCGAGGACTACACGTTCTGCAAGCGTGCCCGGGCGGACGGTTTCACGGTCTTCATTGACCCAGAGATAACCCTGCCGCACGTCGGCTCTCAGGAATACCACCGCAGCTTCAAAGAGGCCGTGCTGATGCCGCTGATCGAGCAGCACTGCACGCCCAAACTGAAAGTCGTCAATGGCTAAGAAAACCCCATCCCTTGCAATCGGTCGTGGCGAGAAGCTGCCCGCTTCCAAGGGGGCTGGGCTGACGGCCAAAGGCCGCGCCAAGTACAACGCTGCGACCGGCAGCAACCTCAAAGCCCCGCAGCCGCAGGGTGGCAAGCGCAAGGACTCGTTCTGCGCACGCATGTCAGGCATGCCCGGTCCCATGAAAGACGAAAAGGGCAAGCCCACCCGCAAGGCGGCTTCTCTTGCAAGGTGGAAGTGCTGAAATGGACCTGCCAGTCTGGAATACCGTTTTGTCGTTCGCTTCTGCGGCGCTGCTGCTTTGGGTGAAGGTCTCGCATGACGAGGTCAAACGCCTGAGCATCTTGCTGAGCAAGACGCGTGAAGAGAACGCCGAGAAGTTTGTGGCCAAATCGGACATGCACAATGACATGAACCGGGTGATTCAGCGGCTGGACCGACTGGACGCCAAGCTTGACGAGTTCATGAAGGAGCAGCGCAGTGCCCTCAGTTAGCAAAAAACAACACAACTTCATGGCGGCGGTGGCCAACAACCCATCGTTTGCCAAGAAATCAGGCGTCCCACAATCCGTGGGCAAAGAGTTCTCCAACGCGGACAAGGGCCGCAAATTTTCTAAAGGTGGCGACATGAAAGACGCAATGATGAAGCTCAAAGAGCACGCAAGTAAACCAGCTTCCAAGGCCCACAAGGGTCTGGCTAAAGGTGGCTCTGTTGGCACAACCAAGATGGGCTCAGTCAAGACTGCCGCTCCAAGCCGTGACGGCGTTGCTACCAAGGGCAAGACCAAAGGCACCATGGTCAAGATGGCCCGTGGCGGCAAAACTTGCTAAGGAGAAAACCATGGCAGAGAAAGAAATGAGCCCGGCTGAGCGCGAAGCTCGTCGGATGATGGCGGAAAAGAAGGCTGCTGAAGCCAACGAGAAGGCCTACAACGCAGCCAGCAAGACGCCTCCAGCACCTGCGGTCAAGAAGGCCAAAGGCGGTAGCGTGACTCGTGCAGACGGTTGCGTGACCAAAGGCCACACACGCGGCAAGATGGTGTAATCCATGGACAACGACGATAACTCCCCCTCAGCTAAAGAACTTGAGGGGTATCGCAAGATGCTCGCTGAGGAGAAAGCTCTTGAGCGCAAACAGATTGCCGACGTTGTCCGCACAGAGCGTGCGTATCGCCGTGCTAACAACATACCGCTCAACCCTAAAACGCACCCGGGGTATTACCATATGGGTGGCGAGCGCATTAGCGGTAACGCTGGTGGGAGTAGAGGTGGTGGGGGCGGCGGGGGCACTCCGCTAGGCAGAGACAACGTAATCCATACGATGAACCCGCTAAAACTGGCCAAAGGCGGCAAAGTGGGCTCTGCTTCTAAGCGTGCCGACGGTATGGCGTTACGAGGTAAAACTCGTGGGAAAATGCGATGATAGCCAGTCGCGGCATGGGTGCCATCAACCCATCGAAGATGCCCAAAGGCGTGCGTAAAGCTCGCCGGGATGACACCGACTTCACGCAGTACGCTGAAGGCGGCAAAGTCAATGCGGCTGGCAATTACACCAAGCCCGAGCTGCGCAAGCGGATCGTGTCGCAGGTAAAGTCTGCTGCAACGCAGGGCACCGGGGCAGGCCAGTGGTCAGCCCGTAAAGCTCAGCTTGTGGCCAAAAAGTACAAGGCCGCTGGCGGCGGGTATAGGGACTGACGTGAAAGCGCCCCAGCAATCCCTTAAAGACTGGGGCGACCAGAAGTGGCGCACCAAGAGCGGCAAACCGTCGTCTAAAACGGGGGAACGCTATTTGCCGGAGAAGGCGATAAAATCGCTCAGCCCCGCAGAGTATGCGGCCACCACAAAAGCCAAGCGTGCTGGCAAGGCGGCTGGCAAGCAGTTTGTAGCTCAGCCCAAGGCCATCGCGAAGAAAACAGCAGGTTTTAGATAATGGCAACATCAGGCACCACAGCATTCAACATGGACCTCACGGAAATCGTGGAGGAGGCGTTTGAACGCGCTGGTGGTGAGCTGCGCACCGGCTACGATCTCCGAACGGCCAGCCGGTCCCTGAACCTGATGTTCTCGCAGTGGGCCAACAAAGGCCTGAACATGTTCACGTATGAGCAGGGGCTCATTAATCTGATCCCCGGACAAGCGACATACAACTTGCCCGCCGACACCGTGGACCTGCTTGAGCATGTGATCCGCACTGGTGCTGGCAGCGCTTCGACGCAGGCTGACCTGACCATCACTCGGATCAGCGTCTCTACCTACGCCACGATTCCCAACAAGCTGCAGCAGGCCCGGCCCATTCAGGTCTGGATTGAGCGCTTGACCGATGCCCCGCGCATCACAGTGTGGCCGGTGCCCGACAACTCCCAGCCTTACGTGTTCGTGTACTGGCGCTTGCGCCGCATGCAGGACGCTGGCACGGGTGTGAACACCATGGACATGCCGTTCCGCTTCTATGAGGCCATGACGGCTGGCTTGGCCTACCACCTTGCCCTGAAGATTCCCGGCGGCATGGAGCGCCTTCAGGTGCTCAAGGCTCAATACGACGAAGCGTGGGACCTTGCCTCCTCCGAGGACCGCGAAAAAGCGGCAGTCCGGTTTGTTCCTCGTGCGATGCACATTGGAAACGGTGGCTACTGATGGCAAACCGGTTTGCAGCAGGCCACAAAGCGATTGCCATGTGCGACCGCTGTGGCCAGCAATTCAAACTCAAGCAGCTCAGGACCGAGATCATCAAGCAGCGCAAGTACGAACTTTTGGTGTGTTCTGAATGTTACGACCCGGATCAGCCTCAGTTGATGCTTGGCACCTTCCCTGTGGATGACCCGCAGGCGCTGAGAAACCCACGCAGGGACACCACCTACGTGACATCTGGCCTGAATGACGATGGCAACCTGTCTGGCGGCTCTCGGGACATTCAGTGGGGATGGAACCCGGTGGGCGGATCAAGGTCGTTTGATACGTTCCTGACACCCAACACATTGGCGTTGACTGTGCAGATCGGCACAGTGACAATATCGGTATCGTAAAGGAGTCTGACATGGACGCGAAAAAAGCAGTGGGCAAACACGAGGCAAACATGCACCCGGGCATGAAACCGACTAAGCTGGCCAAGGGCGGCAAGACCAATCTGCAGATGAAGCAGCTTGGACGCGGCATGGCCAAGGTCATGAACCAGCGTACATCGTCTGCACCCAAGGGGAAATGACATGGCCAAATTCAGTCAAAAAGTGATGGGCAAAGAGGTTGGCCAAGCCAGCGTCTACGCCAAGCCGCACACCATGGACGGCAAGTCTGTAAAGGCCTCCACCAACCCCGGCAAAGAGCCGAATCACAGCCGCGTGGACACGGTAAACATGAGTGTGGGCGCGTTCAGCAACAAGCCTGATGGCATGGGCACCAAGACCAGCGGCATCAAAATCCGTGGTACTGGCTGCGCTACCAAAGGCACCATGGCCCGAGGCCCGATGGCATAAAGCA